TGAATCGGAACATTTTCTTAATTTCACATAGAGATGAGTTGGCCAGTCGAGTCAACAATGTGCTTATGGTTGTTAAAGAAAACGGATTCACCATGCTTGATACTGACACACAGGTAAATGAAATTAACTAAGGGGACATTAAATGTCAAATCACGAAACATTGTTAGAGCAGTTTGAGAACTACAAAAGCGAAAACGAAAAGTTCACTGCAAAAGGTGTCAAAGCCGCGGCCGCTCGTGCTCGCAAAGCATTACAAGAAATGAGCAAAGCAATCAAAGAACGCCGTAAAGAGATTACAGCCGAGAAAGAAGCCCTGTCAACTCCCAAGTAATGACTTGGCTGTATCAAGGTACTGTGGTAGATGTACTTCCCGAAGAATGCGTTGGTTTTGTTTATCTTATAACAAATAAAACTGACCAGCGGATGTATGTTGGCAAAAAGTTAGCAAAGTTTTCCAAGACTACCTATAAAGTGGTCAAACAGAAAAATGGAGTCAAGAAGAAAAAGCGTATTCGTTCTAAGATTGACTCAGACTGGAAAGAATACTACGGTAGCAACGATCAGTTGAACAAAGATGTAGAATCTCTTGGTAGAGATAACTTTATTAGAGAGATTCTACATTACTGTAATTCAAAGGCTGTATGCTCTTACATAGAGGCCAAAGAACAATTTGATAGAAAAGTATTGGAATCGACAGATTATTACAATGGACAAATTAGTGTTCGTGTACATGGCTCACACATAATAAACAAGCTGTAATAACGGCTATAACTCACCTGGCTCATTTGATAATTAAAGTGTACAATAACTCATCCTGGCTAATTTACTACGCAATGTAGACACTCACAGCGATTTCGCAAATTCAATTAGCAAACTCACAACGACAAGATCACTACTGATAGGCCAGTGTCGCCGATATATTTAGACACCCATAAAACCAGGCACTAGGGTTGCGCTGGGGAAGGAAATTCTGTGCAGTAGCAGAGACTAACGCCCACTATCCTTCACAGGACGAAGTTCAATTGCTTGAAAAGAACTGGGATTAGTATACGAAAGCTAAAATGAGTAGGCTCTGGTGAACTATTACAACCTACATGCTGTATCGACGATTTCAACTAGGTCAATACGGTAGCGTCATATAAGATGAGTGTAAAAGGGTACAGCGTGACCGCCCTTACTTTAACAAGTTTCTTTAGTTGGATGTGGCTTGGACTTCGGTGTCAAGTTTTCTCTTAGTCCTTAACAGGGCTAAGTGTGACTGAATCATCAGTGTCAAGTAATCAAAATGTTTCATCACTTGCATTACAATACTTTACCGTTAAAACCTTAAACAATAAAAACTGAATGAGCGATTGCGAAGCAATGCGAAATTCAAGAGCGATNGAATCGCTCTACTAAGATGATAAATGAATCACCTTGAGCGAGCAAATCCTTTTTTGCCNTACATTGCTTCTGTTCTTTCTTTTACTGCTTCGGATAGNACAACTCTTTCTAANTGAGTCATATTCCAAATGGTTTCTGGGTCTATGGTTGCCCAAACACTCAAAGTAGTAACTTCCTTGATCAGGGCTCTTGCATCAGATTCGATACCTTCAACGAAGCGTCTAATCTTTGCTCCGTTGGTTCCTAACATCAAGAGCCTGCGCCGAAAAAACTTGTTGGGTCAAACAGCATATCAGTGGTATACTTCTCCTTGCAATAGTCGCAAGTCATTTCCAATGTGCGTGTAATACCATAATCTGCAAACAGTTTCATTTCTTGATCTAGACGATCGGCACTGGCACGATCCAAGTTCTTGACCCAATCATAAATGTGTCCATAATTGGTCACTTCAGTTCCGTCTGGCAGTACAACTGCAATGATACTGCCTGCTAAAATTTCCTGGCTTAGATTGGTCAACATGTCGTAACCTTTGTTGGCCACATCAGCTTTCTGATCAATGGTGTTCTTTTCATTGGCTTCCATGGCCTGCAACTGACGCATGGTTGTAAACTGTACTCTCAACAACTTGCTTTGATTTTCCAGTGAGTAAGGTCGTAACAGCACTTTGACACCGTTTGACAATACCACTTCTCCGGAACCGTCTGGAATCTCTTTCATTGTGCCTAAAATTGATCCTAGCCCAACTGTGACACTTTGACTTTTACCTTCACTGGCCGCACAATTGTGATTTACATTTAGATCCAAGTCATCGCCATAGCTGGCCATACGCATGGCAACCAAAATCATATCAATGTCGGGTGCTGGAATTTCATTAACATTGCTGATGTCCGGCACTACACTGGCCAACACTTGTTTCAGTGCTTCGCCGTTTAGTAAGGCATCCGGGTTCTTCAGTGCTAGTTCATCTTTGGCAGTCATTGGATAAACTGCCAGTTCTCCATTGTCAGACAGTTTGATAGCTGATCTGTAGTATCGTCCTTTACTGGGTAAACTGACATAGGTGCCAGGTCTACGGTAAAAATTTGCCAACGGGTTGGCAGTAGCCTGCGAAACGGGCTTCTTGAGTGGGTTTTCTTTATCCATGTACTTAATCCTTAACGGTAAATAGGTTCATAGGCCTATAATATGCATAATCTATTTATGTGGTACTTTAATGTCCTAATGACCCAGATTAAGAAAAACACATGGCTGAAATAGCTGATCATAAAATAGATGAATTGATATCCGCAATGAATCGCCTGACCTCACAATTGGGTCGAGGCAAAGGCGATGGTTCTGTTGGCCAGACTGGTGGCAAAGCTGGCAAAGCCAACACCGGCAGCGCCGCATTAGACAAGGCTCTTGACTCAAATGCAAAACTACTGGCCGCCGCAACAAAAAAGCACGGTGAAAATAGCAAAGAAGTAGAAAGGCTAAGAAAAAAATTAGAAAAGCTTCGTGATTCCGTCGACGACACTATAGACGCACAAGATGAATTGGCCAAAGCCACAAGAGATTTAGAATGGGAAATGGAACGCCAGGAAGCAGGCGTCAAGCGATTTGGTAAAGAATTATTAACTGGAACAGGTACAGTTCATCAATCCTTAGGCGGCTTAGCAGAGACATTCAGAGGAGCCAATACTGTTGTTGGCAAGATGTTGTTTGGCTTTGCGGCTGGCGCAAGTTTTGCACTGGGAGCAATGAGTGACTTTGCCAAAGATGCCGCAGGTGTTGGCGGCTTTGCTGACCTAGGTGCATTCAAAGTAGGATCAATTAGACAAGCAAAAACGATGAGTGGACTTGGAGATAGCTTTATAAAAGTTATTGCTGAAAGCAATCAGGGCTTTAAATCTTTTGGCAATGGCAGTCAAGATGCAATAGAAAATTTAAGTGACTTGTCTAGAGGCTTTCGTAACGGCAGTAATTTTACCAGGACCCTAAACAATCGTCTTGGCAAAGACTTTGTTAAAGATGTTGATAGAGCATCAGTTGCAGTAAGTGAATTGGGAATGAGTCAAGAAGCACAGGCCACATTGATGGCATCCATTGCACAACAGACAGCACTCAGTGGCAAACGCGGTGACGATGCAGTAAAGGCATCAGCCAAAGCATTTGCTGATACTGCGGAAAGTGCAAGAAAATTGAGTAATACTTTTGGATTAAGTGCTGAGGAAGTGCTAAAAAGTATCAATGATTTTAAAAGAAGTCTAGCAGGGCAAACAGCAAGTACACTTGGTATTGAAGGTGCAGAAGATATCAAGATGGCATTGATGAAAGGCACTGGCATGAGCGACAGTGATGCCAATCAGATTGCATTGCTGATGCAAGATCAACAGACTCGAGACAAAGGCATGGCCTTTGCAATTGAAAAGATGGGTCCAGAATTTGCAGATACCATTAATGCCATTGGTCGAGGTGCTGATGCAGGTGGTGCTGGCGGAAGAAATGGCAAATTTGATTCGGGGGCATACTCTGCTCAAATGCAACGAGAAGCCGCTGGACTAGCCGCTGGCGGCGCATCTTCATATAATGTTGGTGACCTAAAATACATGGAAGCCAAACAACGTCAGTTGAATTTTGGCACCACAATAGGTCAAGCCGCGACCAATGAAGAAGCTGAAAAGAAGGCCAAAAAGGATTTAGGTGGAACAACATCTGAAGCTGGCAATATCAAAACAATGAATCAACTGGATATGGCTCTAAACAGTTTGCGTGGCGCTGTTCAATGGTTGAATGCCACTATGATTGGTGTACTTGGTTTGTTGACTCCATTGGTGTTTGGCGGCATAGGAATGGCACTATTTGGCGGCAGCGGTGGACTTGCTAAAATTGGAAGCATACTGGGTGGAGCACTTGGCAAAGGTGCAGGAGCCGCAAGTGCTGGTGGAAAAATTGTTGGTGGTGTGTTCAGCAAAGGCGCAGGCAGCGGTGTTGGCGGAGCATTGAGTACTGTTGGCGATAAAGCTGGCGGAATGTTCAGCAAGCTAGGCGGGGCCGCCAGCAGTGGTATGAGCTCGTTTGGAGACTTTCTTGGCAAGCTGGGAGACAACAAAACCATCAAAGGCGCAGGCACACTGGCATTGTTGGGTGGCGCCTTGGCCTTGGCCGCACACGGATTCAAAACTTTTGGTGAAGTCACTTGGGAAGGCATGCTCAAGGGTACAGTTGCCTTGGGCGGCCTGATAGGAATTGCAAAATTATTAGACAAGGGTTCCAATTCAATACTAAAAGGTGCAGGTGTCATTGCAATCTTGGGTGCATCGCTGGCATTGTCAGCAATTGGATTCAAAGTATTCAATGAAGTCAACTGGGGTAGTTTGGTCAAAGGAACACTGGCCATAGGCGGTCTAGTGGTTATGGCCAAATTGTTAGACAAAGGTTCTGCTTCAATACTTAAAGGTGCTCTGGTCATTGGTGTACTGGGTGCCACAATGTGGGTAGCTGGTCAAGGATTTAAATCATTTAATGAAGTAAATTGGGGAAGCTTGGTCAAAGGTGCTGTTGCAATAGGTATACTGGGTGTAGCGGCTTCGTTGCTGGGTGGTATGTCAGCAAATATTCTAATAGGAGCATTGGCCATTGCCGCACTGGGTGCCGCCATGTGGGTAGCAGGCAAAGGCTTTCAAACATTTAATGAAGTTGATTGGGCAAGTTTGACAAAAGGGGCCATTGCACTGGGTATACTAGGAGCCGCAGTTTTTGCACTGGGCGCAATAATGATGTCGGGTGTGGGTGCATTAATGTTTGGTGCAGGATTAGTGGCGTTGGCCGCACTTGGAGTAACTGCCGCAGGAATGGGCCTAGCACTTGGTATTGCCAGCGTTGGAATGAAACCCTTTGCTGAATCACTAAAAATGCTTGGTGAGGTAAGTGGTAGTAATTTAATGATGGTAGGACTGGGACTTGGTGCCATTGCACTGGGTATGACAGCATTTGCTGCCGCGGCCATTGTGGCCGCTGGTGGTGGAATTGTTTCTGGATTGTTGGGACTGGTTGGATCTAAAGGTCCACTAGAACGCATCATGCAAATGGCGCCAATGGCAGACAAAATTGAAAAGTTAGGCAACGGCATAAAGAATTTTGGTACAGGTCTAATTGACATCAATGCTGGACTTAAAGGATTTGATAAAGATGCATTGGGCAATTTCAAAGACCAATTGTTGGAGTTTGCCAAAGCCGGTGCCAGCGATGAAGTTAGATTGACAGCACAGTATCTCACTCAAATTGGTCAAGCAATGACACAGATGAAAGATGCTGGTCAAATTCAGTTGCCAAGCTCAAGTGACATGTCAATACCCGGAGTGTCGGGAACTGTACCAACAGCAGAGTCATTGAGTTCAGGAGAGTCAATTGTGGCCAATCGTTTAAATGCAACTCCATTGACTCCGGAAATATTAACACAAGCACTGGGTTACCTGGCGTCCATTGTTGATGATCTAGATGCCATCCGAGGCAATACCCGCGGATCCGAAGCAAATACTCCGGTTAGACTGAGTTAATAAAATAAGGTAAGTAAGTCAACTATGTCATGGCGAAAACACTTTAAAATCTGGGATCCAGAAACCGAACTTACTTCAAATAATCGAGGTGGATCATCTGCGGCTTCGGCCAAATACTCATCTTGGCTACAAGATGTATACACTGGACAACCAAACCGTGTTGATCGTTATGGTCAATATGATTTGATGGATGCGGACTCAGAAGTCAATGCCGCATTAGACACCATTGCCGAGTTCTGTACACAAGCAGAACTAGATACAAATTTACCTTTCCGAATCATGTGGAAAGAAGATCCAACTGACAGCGAAAGCAAGATTGTACAAGAGTCACTGAAGAAGTGGTGTGCAATTAATAAAATGGATCAGCGTATTTTTAGAATGTTCCGTAGTGCCATCAAGTATGGAGACCAGTTCTTCATGCGTGATCCAGAAACATTTGAGTTGTACTGGGTAAATCCATCAGATGTCAAACGAGCAGTTATCAATGAAGCAGAAGGCAGAGATGTTGAACAGTATGTCATTAGCAATGTGCATCCAAACTTTGCTTCAAAGGTTGCAACAAAACCCATTGACAATGTCAAAACACTTTCAACCATGGGTGCCACTCCACAAGGTCCATATCCTGCAACTGGCGTAAACTATTCAAAAGCAGGACAGCAAGTGGAGGAAGTAGCCATTGACAGTGAACATATAATTCACATGACACTGAACGAAGGACTTGATGGAACTTGGCCGTTTGGCAATAGTATATTAGACAGCGTGTTTAAAATCTACAAGCAAAAAGAAATGCTTGAAGATGCAGTCATCATCTATCGTGTGCAACGAGCACCAGAACGCCGAGTATTTTATATTGACACAGGTAA